TGGAACTCAACCTGAACCTGCTGATCGACGATGCCAACATCAGCGCCGACAGCCAGTCCCTGACTGCCAGCGGTGAGCTCCATATCGTCTATAGCGTTCTCGGCGACGACTAAGGGTAGCGGACGCCTGCATGTGGTCAGTATAATGCAGGCGTCCGTTTCTTAACCACACACCGGAGAATGTCTCATGACGAACAAGATTGTTGAAGCGCTGCTCAAGCTGGATGTCAAGAACGACAACCATTGGACGGCCGACGGTCTCCCGCGCCTGGATACCGTGAAGATGCTGGCATCCGACCAGACCATAACCCGCGATTCTGTCGCTGCGGCGGCGCCTGGCTTTTCCCGTACCACTGCAACCGGCTACACCGCGCCCAGCGCCGAACAGCAGGCTCCGCAAGCACAAGGCCAAGGGGATAGCGGCGAGCAGCAGCAAAGCGCGGCCCCTGCCGCCCCGCAAACGGCCCCGCAAGCCTCGCAGGCAACCGAATCCGACCAGCGAGCTGATGACCTCGATGCTGGGCAAGCCGAACAGCCCAAGATGGAAGGTTCCGCTGGCGTGGCAACCGATGACATCGAGGCGCTCGAAGCGGCGCTGGCCGAGCAAGAAGAGCTCGTGAGCAAGATTCGCGCGCACAAGGTCGAGGTCGATAAGGCCTTCGAAGAAGCGCGTGCGAAGGAAGACGAGCTTCGCGTCAAGCTGGAAGAAGCGCGTCCGCAGCGCAGCACCGGCAACGACATCCAGGACTATCTGGCCGCCCAGCGCAAGAACCTGGAAGCGCGTGCTGCCCGTCAGCAGATGATCCGCGAAAGCGGCATCAACCTGAAGGAGCTGGCAAGCAACCTGAAGGCGCCGATCGACGCTGCTCGCGCACGTCGCAACACTCGCGGGGGCTAAGCAATGAAGCAGGCACAGGTGATCGCGAAGAACCGGAAAGGGCGTCAGAACCGCACAGCATTCGCGGCGCTGATCGATACTCCTGCCGTCGGAGCGGTCGCCCTGCCTGCTGGTGCGCGCCTCGCACTCAAGAGCGTAGCCGGCGCAACTGCCGGAACTACCGCTGCAACCATCGCGGGAACCAGCAACCGAACGATCAAGACTCCGGCCCTTGCGGCAGGCGAATCCATGACGCTGGACTATGTCGAGCGCGCTGCTGTGGTCACTCCGGCAGCTGGCTTCGAAGTGCTGCTCGATACCGGCCTGGGTCGCTTCGCTAAGATCGGAGGTGCATAATGGCGTTCGTTGTTGAAGACGGTACTGCAAAGGCAGACGCCACTTCGTACGTTACTATCACGGAAGCTGATGGGTACTTTGCTGACCGCGGAATGACAGGCTGGACTGGTGCGGATGCTGTGAAGCAGTCCGCGCTGATCAAGGCCACAGATTACATCGAGGGGCGCTTCGGACAGCGCTTCATCGGAAACAAGAAGACGACCACACAGGCGCTGGCATGGCCTCGCACTGGTGCAGCCGACTTCGCTGACACGGATATCCCGTTGAAGCTGCGCCGCGCGTGCTGCGAATACGCTTTGCGGGCACTGACCGCTGAACTGGCACCGGACCTCAAGGTCGATGCAAGCGGTCTCACTGTTGTCGCAACGAAAAAGAAGGTCGGTCCGATCGAGACGGAATTCGCTGTTCCGCAGATCGGCCTTGGCGCCACCCCTATGCTGTTCCGTCCGTACCCTGCGGCGGATATGCTGCTCAGGGGGCTGGTTTATTCGGCAAGCCAGGTTATCAGGTGATCTATGGCTACCGACTACAATGAATTCGTCCAGCTGGCACAGGAACTGATCGCCGAGAACGGTAGGCAGGTCACACTCCAGAAGCTGGATGCTACCGCCGCCGACACTAGCAAGCCCTGGAAAGGCCCGGGCGCTCCCGCTGTAGCGCTGGCCAAGGTGCTGCCTGCTGTGTTCGTGCCTGCGTCTGGTTCGGGCCTGGGGCGCGATATTGTCAAGGAAGAGCTCCTGGATCGTGTCGAGCAGGTCGCACTCGTTGCGCCGACGAACGTGTCGCTAGAAGGCTTCCACGCAATCCTTGATGACGGTGTGCGCTGGAACATTGATTGGGCGCAAGCGCTCAAGCCTGGCCCGCTGGTCGTCTTGTATGTATTCGGGGTGAAGCGATGACATTTGATCAAGCACGCGATATCATCCTCGGGTTTTTCAAGGCGGCATGGGATCCGACGGGGTTCCCTGCCGTTTGGACTGATGTGCCCGGCAGTGCTCCCACTAGCGAGACAGTGTGGGCTCGTGCTACAATCCGGCACGCAACTGGTCGTCAAGCATCGTTATCCGACGATCAAGGTGCGAAGCGCTGGTCGCGCACTGGAACAGTCTATATCCAAGTGTTCGCCCCCGTGGGAGATGGCTCCAAGGCCGGATACGATGCAGCCCAGCTCGTGGTGAATGCTTTCCAGGCCGCCCGACATCCGAATGTCTGGTTCCGAGACGTGCGGATGAATGAAGCTGGGACGAGTGGGGCGTTTGAGCAATTGAACGTCCTGGCAACCTTCTCTTATGACGACGTGAGGTGATCACATGGCAAACAAGATCGATTCGAACGTAACCGGCCTCCGGTTCGCCGAAGAGGCTTCTCTCAAAACCCTTCCCGGTTCGCCGGTCTGGTATCCTCTGGAACCGAACTCCTATTCGGACTTCGGGGGCCAGATTGCTACCGTGGCCCGCAACCCCATCAACCCGTCGCGCCAGCGCAAGAAGGGCGTGACGACTGACCTGGACGCCTCGGGCGGTTTCAACCAGGATCTGACCTTCAACAACACGACCCGTCTGATGCAGGGGTTCTTCTTTGCGGACATCCGTGAGAAGAAAACCACTGCGCCCATGAACACGGCTGCAACGCCGATCACTGGCGTTACGGGTTCGTCCAAGACCTACGCTGCGGCAGCGGGGCTGACCGGCTTCCTCGCCAACCAGCTTGTGATGGCGTCCGGTTTCGGTGTGACTGCCAACAACGGCCTGAAGAGCGTCGCCAGCGCGAGCACCGCGACCGCTGTGGTCATCAACGAGGTGATCTCCGATGAAGCGTCCCCGCCTGCTGATGCCAAGCTCGAGACTGTGGGCTACCAGTTCGCAAGCGCGACCGTCGATATCACCATGAACGGTTCGCTGGTGCGCCTCAACAAGGCCAGCGGCACGCTCGATTTCACCACGCTGGGCCTTATCGCTGGTGAATGGGTGTTCCTGGGTGGCGATGCTGTGGGCACGCAATTCACGAACAACCGCGGATTCGCGCGTGTGAGCGTGATCAATGCGTCGTACCTCGAGTTCGACAAGGTGTCCTGGACCCCGCAAGCGGAAGTCGGTACGGGCAAGACCATCCGCATCTTCTTCGGTTCGGTACTGAAGAACGAAAGCGATCCGGCCTTGATCAAACGTCGCACCTATCAGGTGGAACGCACGCTGGGCGCTGACGCCAACGGCACGATGTCCGAGTACCTCGTGGGCGCTGTACCGAACGAGCTGACGCTCAACATCGCGCAGGCTGACAAGGTCACCATGGACATGACGTTCGTGGCTGTGGATAACGAACAGCGCACCGGCGCAACTGGTGTCAAGTCAGGCACCCGCCCGACGCTGGTTCCCGGTTCCGCGTTTAACACCTCCAGCGACTTCAGCCGTATCAAGTTGGCGCTGGCCAGCAACACTGACGCCGCTCCGACCCCGTTGTTCGCCTTTGCGACCGAAATGTCGCTGTCGGTGAATAACAACGTGAGCCCGAACAAGGCGATCGGCGTGCTGGGCGCGTTCGACACCAGCGCGGGCACCTTCGAGGTCGGCGGCAGCACTACCGCCTATTTCGCGGATGTCACCGCTGTGCAGGCTGTGCGCAATAACAGCGACGTGACGGTCGATATCGTCATGCTGAAGAAGAACCTCGCGCTGCTGTGGGATATCCCGCTGCTGTCGCTGGGCGATGGTCGTCTGGCGGTTGAGCAAGACCAGGCGATCACTCTGCCTCTGGAAAACAACGCGGCTGAATCCAAATTCGGCCACACCTTGCTTTTCCAGAGCTTCTCCTACTTGCCTGACGTGGCTGGCGGCGTGTAAGCTACAGGGGCGCGAGCAATGGTGCCCGCGCCCTGAAACTGCACCATGAGGTGATCTAATGAGTCTCTACAAACAATTCAAGACCGACAACACTCTCGAGAAGGATGGCATCCTGCTCGAGTACGGTGAAAACAGCAAGGGCAAGCCGATCTGCATTCGCGTGGCGCGTGCTGGCGGTTCGAACAACGCCTACGCCAAACGGATGGAAGCGCGCGTGAAGCCCTACCGCCGCCAGATCCAGAACGAGACGATGGAATCCGCGCTGGTGGAGCGCATCGTCAAGGAAGTGTATGCTGAAACCGTCGTCATTGGCTGGGAGAACGTCGAGGACGAGAACGGCAACGCGATGGAATTCTCGGTCGAGAACTGCATCAAGCTGTTCGACGACCTGCCGGACCTGTTCCGTGACATCCAGGAGCAGAGCCAGCGTGCTGCACTCTTCCGCGCGGAGGTGCGGGAAGCTGACGCAAAAAACTAACGGACGTCCTGCTCTACTACCTGGAGCAGGGCCCCACGGAAAAGTTCATCATTCAACAGTGCGTTCAACAACGCTTACCGCTACCGGAGAAGATTGCCAATGCCCCTGAACTGCTGCTAGGACTAGAGATGTATCATATGGCCTTCCTTGACTTGACCACATGTCGCGGAACAGGCTATACGACTGAAGGTCCGATCAGCTGGCTCGCCATAAAGGAGTGGGCGGACGCAAACGAAATCGAGGGAGAGCAACGCGAGGATCTGTTCTACCACATACAGGCACTCGACAAGGTCTATCTCGACTTCAAAGCGAAGAAGTTGAAGAGCGCCACGCAACAAACAGGAGCTGGCAAATAAATGGCCGACTTGAGACAGTTCGCGGGACGGATTCGTGTGATGGGTAAGCGTATCGAAAAGAACGCTGATGCCATGACGCGGAAGGTCGCGCTCGCTGTTGATAGTGCTGTGGTCATCGCCACCCCTGTGGATACGGGTCGCGCGCGTTCTAACTGGCAGGTCAATCTCGGTGGGCCTGCTAGTGGGACGCGCGACGCACTCGATCAAACTGGTCAAGCTGCAATCGCAGAAGGTCAGACGGAGATCGCTAAGTACAAGGGCGGCTCCGCAATCCATATCACGAACAACCTTCCATATATCGGACGGCTGAATGACGGCTGGTCAGCACAAGCCCCGTCGGGCTTTGTTGAGAAGGCAGTCTTAGTCGGGGTCGCTGCTGCGCAGGGCGCCGGAAGCCTGTTGCAGAACGCTTTGAAAGAGGAGCTGTAATGGCGACCGAAACTATTGACATCCGAATCCGAGAAGACGGTTCTCGGGTCGTTAAGCGGAACCTGGAGGACGTAGGCAACACCGCTGAGAAAGCTGCAAGCGGTGTTGATATCCTCAAGCGCGCCCTCGGTGCGCTGGCTGCTTTTATCGCAGTCGATCAGATCCGCAAGTATGCTGACGCATGGGCAAGCGCGTCCGGGCAGATCCGCATCGCGACCAAGGACATCGCGGAAGCTGCTGCCGTGCAGGAGCAGCTCTACAAGACAGCACAGAACACCCGCCAGGGCTTCACGGATATCGTCGAGCTCTACAGTCGCACCGCGCGATCGGGTAGGGAGCTTGGTGCGTCCCAGGCCCAGCTGATCAAATTCACGGAGAACGTGGGCAAGACCCTTGCGGCCAGTAGCACTAGCGCACAGCAAGCGCAGGGCGCGCTCATGCAGATGGGTCAGGCGCTGGATAGCGGCATCGTTCGCGCGGAAGAATTCAACTCAATCCTGGAAGGTGCGCCTGCGATCCTGCAAGTCGTCGCGAACCACATTGACGGCGCGGAAGGCAGCATCGGCAAGCTCCGGAAAATGATGCTGGACGGCAAGCTCACTTCCAAGGCGTTCTTCGATGCGATGCTTGCTGGCTCGGAAGAAATTGACGCCAAGTTCGGTAAGGCATCCTTCACCATCTCGCAAGGTTTCACGCTGATCAGTAACGCCTTCATGCGCTGGATAGGCCAGACCGATTCTGCACTGGGCATCAGTAACACGCTGGGCCAGGCGATGAAGTGGATCGCTGACAATATGGACATGGTTGCAGCGGCAGCGCTGTCGGTAGGGGCCGCGATCGCTGTTGCCTTCGTACCTACGGCGATCACTGCTGTAATGAACGCTGTGCGGGCGCTGTGGGCCGTGCTTGCGGCGAATCCGCTGGCCGCTGTTGTGATCGCGCTCACCGCTGTCGTGACTTACCTCACGCTCATGCGAGATGAGATCAATGTAGGCCTGGACGACGTCACTACGCTGGGCGATGTGTTCCGCGCTGTGGGCGAGGACATCGCGGTCGTATTCAGTGATCTGAAAGAGCTTGCTTCCAGCGCGTTCTCTGGGCTGGGCGACATCGTTGCGGACGTGTATCAGTCTATCACGCAGGCAACCGACCAGGAAACGAAAAACTGGCTTGCCCAATATACCAGCTTCTATGATGGTGTCGGTTCGGGCTTTGCTGGGGTGGCGAAGGGTATCGCGCGCACCATTGACGCGATCGCTGGGCTGCTGACCGGACTGGGCATCGCTGTGGTCAGGGCTTTCGCTGGTGTGCCTGACGCGATCAAGGAGATGTTCAACCGCACCTATAACGCGGTCGTCGGTGTTGTCGAGAACCTTGTGAATACCGTGATCAACGGTGTGAATAAGATGCGCAGCGCAGTCGGGATGGATCTGCTTGAGACCGTCAAGTTCGACCGGAAGCAAGTTGATACGAAGTTCTTCGAGACCTACGGTCAGAACATTGCGCAGTCTATAGATGACGGCTTCCAGCAGCAAGGCGGGTTCATGGAGAAGTGGGTCGATGGGGTCTTCACCCGTGCGCAAGCAATCGGCAAGCAACGCGCCGCAGCTTTGGGCAATCAGACCGGCGTGGATCTGAATCAAGCGATGGGCACCTTTAAGGCTCCTGGCCTTGATGGGAAGGAACTGGAGAAGCAACGCAAGGAACTCGAGAAGCTCAAGAACGAACTGCGCAGCCTGTTGAACACCATCGCTCCGGTCGAAGGCGCCAAGCTGGAGATGGCAAAGGCCGAGGAGACGCTCAACAAGGCGGTGGCCAAGGGTCTGATAACCACACAGGATCAGGCGCGCTACCTCGAGCTCCTCAAGTTCCACTATCAGGACATCATCGACCCGCTGGGCAAGGTGAATCGCGAGATGGACGAACAGATCCGTCTGCTCGGCATGTCTTCGCGTGCTCGTCAGGTGGAATCCGAATACTTGAAGATCGAAAAGGATCTGCGCTCGCAGGGGATCACGCTGACGCAAGAAGAGACCGCTGCACTGCGCAGCAAGATCGAGCAGCTACAGAAGATGAACGAACTTGTCGCTGCGCAGGATCAGCTCCTTGCAAACAGCGTGGAGCAGCGCCGCGCATTCAACACGCAAGTAGAAGCAATGAACGCTCTCTTGCAGAATCCTTCCAGCGGATTCACCAGCGCGGACGCTCAAGGCAACGTCATGGGCATGCTTGGCGGTATGGGCATCGACACGACTGCAATGCAAGGTCAGATGGAATCCCAGCTTGCAATCGTTCAGACGTACTATCAGCAGCTTGAAGTTCTACGTCAGAACAACCTGATCAGCGAACAGGACTATGCCAACGCGAAAGTTCAGCTCGCCATTCGGGAGAATCAGCTGAAGACGCAGAACTACCGCAATTTCTTCGGCACGCTGGCAGGTCTGCAGAGTTCCAATATCAAGGAGCTTGCTGCTATCGGTAAGGCGGCAGCAATCACTCAGGCGGTCATCAACACGTATGAGGGCGCGACTAAGGCGCTGGCTCAGGGCGGCATCTATGGTGCAGCGATGGCGGCTGCTGTGGTGGCTACTGGTCTGGCGCAGGTGGCTCAGATTCGGTCGCAACAGACACAGGGCTTCCTCACTGGAGGTTCCTTCACTGTTCCCGGAGGTGGCGGAACCGACTCCCAGATGGTCGCATTCCGCGCGTCTCCAGGCGAACAGGTGACTGTCGCTACTCCAACTCAAGTTCGTAAGGGTACTGAAGCAGTCAATGGCGGTAACGGCGGGGCACAAGCATCCCCCACTGTTAATCAGCGCATCATCAACGTGCTGGATCCGGCGCTTGTGGGCGATTACCTCAGCACCCCTGAGGGCGAACAACTGTTCGTCAATACGATCCGCCGCAATGCCTCCAGCGTAAAACAGGCGATTCAGAATGGCTAAGGTGACCACATCTACACTCGGTGATCTTGCGATCCTGCCCTATCAGGCGCAAGCGCCCCTCACCGAGGCTCTAGAGTTCCTGACGGACGTCATGGAAGCGTACGATGGCAGCGAACAGCGCCTACAGCTTCGCACAATGCCACGCCAGACGTTTCAATACACCATTCCGGTGAAGTTCTGGAATATCGCGGAGTCATTCAACACTGCATACAATGCGATTCGAAAGAAGTGGGCCATCCCCTTATGGACTGAAGCTCAGTTCGTAGGGGATGTCACCGCGCATGCAACGGATATCACTTGCAACACGTCACTCTATGACCTTCGTGCAAGCTCGCTGGCTTTCCTGTTCAACGCTGCAGGCGCGTGGCAGGTAGTTGAGATTTCCACGAAGACATCCACGAAGATCAATGCTGCTAACGACCTCAGCTATATCGCAAGCGCGTGGCTGATGCCGATTCGGATTGGATGGATTGTGGGCGACGTAAAGAAATCCACCAATGCCTATGAAGACATGGTGGAAATTAACTTCTTCGTTGATGACAATCTTGACCTCACGCCGTCTGCGCCCACGCAATACCTGTCAAACGATATCTATTTCGACTCCCCTGTGCTAAGCGGATCGAATATGGACAAGAGCCTGCAACAGCGCGCGGACATCGTCGATCAGGTGCTTGGTGTGGTCAGCAGAAGGTCGCCTTGGCTGAACGCAAGGTACGCATCAACATATCGCTCTGTCTTGCAGGGCGCTCAACAGGTGCGGGATTATAAGGCGTTTCTTTACCGGCGTGCCGGCAAATTCCGTTCGTTCTGGATGCCCACATTCGAGCAGAATATGAGGCATGCAAACACAGGAACAATTCTTAGCACGCTCACAATCGAGGCGGATAGCTATGCGCAATATCCTCAGCGACAACACATTGCGATTGAGTCCGCTTCTGGTGTATGGTATCCCCGAGCAGTTTCAAACCCCACTCCGGTGGCGGGCAATCGCATTCAGCTCACGTTGGACAGCGCATTGAATCTAGATGCGTCGAAGGTCAGACGTATTAGCTATCTGGGCTTGCATCGTTTGAACACGGATAAAATTGAGCTTCGCTGGATCGGGAATAACGTAGTCGAGTCGGAGTTCGGAATACTGGAGATTTCACCTTGAGCAAACCTAAGGAGCTCTATCGCTTTGTAGAAGGGTCCAGCGTATGGACTGTCACGAGTGCTGACTCCTCTGAGGTGTATAACGGGGAGACCTATGTCCCCGTCACAATAGGTCGAAGCGAAGCTGAATCCAAGAACGAGCTTTCCAGGGCCAACCTCCAGATCACTGTTGATCTGGATAATGCTATGGGGCGCCGCTGGCTGAAGAACATCCTGGATGAAGTGGTGAGCCTCACCCTGTTCTCTAAGGATGGCGCCGATGTAGCTGTTACCTGGAAAGGTCGTCTATCCTCCGTCAAACCGGAGGAGACTGCGATCACACTTGTGTTCGAAAGCATCTTCACATCTCTTCGCAGGCCAGGTCTCCGTGCTAAGTATCAGAGGACATGTCCTCACGCGCTGTACGGGCGGGGCTGTTTCTTGAATAAAGAGGACTGGGCCGTCACTGGCGCAGTAATAGGCATCAATGGTGCCATTGTGGTCATGCCTATTGCAGCTACTTATCCGACAGGATATTTTACATCAGGAATGATTGAGGCCCCTGATGGGACACTTCGTTTCATCATTGACCACAATGGCGACACGCTTACTTTGATTCGCGCATTGGATCCGCTTACTCAGGAATTTGTTAATTCTGGATATGGCCTGAATTATGGGGCTTATTATGGAGCCTTAACTGCGCGAATCTTTCCGGGCTGCGATCGTTCTAAAGAAACCTGTAACAGTAAATTCAACAACTTGTTGAACATGGGAGGATTCCCGTACATCCCAATCAAGAACCCGTTCTCAGGCAGCTCGATTGTCTAAGGAGCCTTCATGTGGTGGTATATTGTAGTCTTCATTGTTGCACTTCTGGTGGCTTATGCTACCATGCCAAAACCCGAGAACAATACAAAGGTTGGCACGGTGGAAGCGCCTACAGCGGAAGAAGGTAGGGACATTCCAGTTCTATTCGGCACAAGAGAAGTGAAATCCGCGAATGTGGTGTGGTATGGGGATGTTCGCGCTGTCGCCATTAAGAAGAAGGGCGGAAAGAAATGACGGACGAGGTGATCAAGATTCGAATGCAACACGTCCGCCAGGCGAATATGTGCAGCCGTGGAGCTCGCGAGTTCTTTGCGCGCCATGACCTAGATTGGCAGAAGTTTCTGTCGGAAGGTCTGGATTCTGATATTATTGAGGCGACTGGCGATGCAATGGCGATCGAAGTCGTAAAGGTGGCCAAAGATGGGCGGCAGCTCTAAGAGTCAGACTGTTGGATACAAATATTATGTCGGCGTTCATATGGTCCTATGCCACGGCCCTGTGGATAGTCTTCTTCGAGTCAAAGTGGATGAAAGAATCGCGTGGCTGGGTGCGCAGCAAGGCTCGGGGCAAATCACTATCAATTCTCCCGACTTGTTCGGAGGGGAATCCCGCGAGGGCGGGATTCAAGGGGCTATGGATTTTGAAGTCGGTTCCCTTACACAGACGCAGAATGGGTATCTTCTATCCAAATTAGGGTCTCTCGTACCTGCCTTTCGAGGTGTGGCCGGTGTGGTATTGCGCCACATGTACATGGGCCTGAATCCGTACTTGAAGACATGGAGCTTCAGACTCAGCCGTATTCATACGCGACAGAAGGGTCTTGCTCAATGGTACGATGCAAAATCAGCCATTCCGGTCACATCATCATCTCGAGAACCTATCTTTAAGACGTTTGACCCTAATCTCGCTGCTACAACACCCGAAGGTTCCGCCGATTCTGTTACTGTCACAGGGATTGACCCGGCCAAGGAATATCTTGTCATTACATTAACAGGGCCTTCTGCTGCCTGGTCTAGATGGCTTGGTTATGGTTCAGGATCGGGCTATGAGTCAGACACGAATGTTCCTCTGTGGTGGTCCAAGGTATCCGTCAAAGACGGCTCTGGAAATATAACCCGCTTTTGGAGCACGTCTTATTTCACAGAAGCAGAAGCTGCATCAGCGGCACTGTCAGACCCTGTGAAAGCCCTATCGGGTTCTTCAACGTATAAGATCTGGCTTGAAGACGACTTTCTTTTTAACCGTGGCGCTATAACAGCAAGAATAGACGTTGTCAGTCAATTCGACATGAATCCCGCCCATATCATTCGGGAGTGCCTCACTGACCCGGATTGGGGAATGGGTTATCAGGAAAGTGATATTGACGAAGATTCCTTTATAAGCGCTGCCGATACCCTATTCTCGGAATTGATGGGTATATCGTTGATGTGGGATACACAATCATCAATCGAAGAGTTCATCAAGCTGATTGTCAAGCATATTGACGCCGCTTTGTATGTAGATCGTCAGAGCGGAAAATTTGTTCTGAAGTTGATACGGGCGGACTATGACGTCAATTCTCTTCCTATATTGGACGAATCCAATATAGATAAAATTTCAGACTTCTCGCGACCTTCTTTTGGTGAGCTCACAAATTCGGTGACAGTTACTTATTGGAATTGGGAAACTTCTGCAGATTCTACAATCACTGTGCAAGATATAGCGCTGCAACAGATGCAAGGGGCGTCTATAGGTACAGCCATCAGCTACCCAGGATTCACGAATTCCAATATCGCAACTCGTGTCGCTCAGAGAGACCTTCGCACACTCAGCACACCCCTTATTTCATGCACCATCTATGCGAATAGGGATGCCTCCGAGTTGAATATCGGAAAATGTTTTCGACTTACGTGGCCGGATTATGATGTCAGCGATGTGGTCATGCGAGTCACTGGTATCGCTTATGGAGACGGAAAGACAAATAGGATTCGCCTGCAATGCGTTCAGGATATTTTTGCGCTTCCGAGCACTGCATTTGTAGCTCCAACGCCCCCAGCATGGGAGGATCCGTCCCAGCCACCATCGATTGCTAATAGACGTCGTGCGTTCGAAATTCCATATCTTGAACTTGTGCAGACTGTCGGACAGCAATCTATAGATTCAACGATTTCTGCAAATAGCGATGTCGGCTACGTCGGCGCGGGTGTAGCGCGACCTTCTAATGAGATCAATGCTCGTATGTGGGACAATCTCGGTTCGGGATATAGAGAGGTTGGAAATATTGATTTTAGTCCATCCGCCATTCTCAACGGTAATGTCGGCAAGACCGCTACTTCTTTTTCGTTCCTGAACGGTACAGATCTGGATCAGGTCGTCCTGGGAACTTGGGCTCAGATTGACGAAGAGATTGTGGTCGTGGTAAATATCAGTGGATCAGTCATTACCGTTGGGCGCGGATGTCTGGATACTGTTCCAAGTAACCACACGGATGGCGCAATTATTCTGTTCTGGGATAATTATGCGCAGGGCGACAATACCGAACTCGTGACTTCCGACATCGCGAAAGTCAAGATCACAACTATTACAGGAGCCGGCCAGCTCGACCTCGCAGACGCGCCAGAGGATACAGTCACCATCGTAGGGCGTGCAGCTAGGCCATACGCTCCTGGTAATGTGAAAGTCAATGGTACAGCCTATCCAGATTATATTGGAAGTTCCTCGGAACTGTCGTTATCTTGGTCTCATAGGGACAGGCTTCAGCAAACAGGCGAAACGATTATAGACACAACCTCGGGCGATATTGGCCCGGAGGCTGGGACAACCTATACGCTCCGCATCTACGGGGAGGCGAACACACTATTGAGAACTGAGTCCGCTATAGCAGGCACGTCTTATACTTATACTGCGGCAAACGAGCAAGCCGATTCAGGTCTGCCTGCTCCGGGCTCGTCAGACGCATACTTCAATAATGTCTCGCTTCTACTGCCCCTGGACGGGGTTAATAACAGTACGACATTCACCGACGTAAAAGGGCACGCGGTCACAGCGTTTGGGGATGTTAAAATCTCCACCGCCCAGAGCCAATATGGGGGAGCAAGCGCGGCCTTTGACGGCTCAGGAGACTACCTTTCTATCGCTAACGACACCGCTCTGCAATTCGGGTCTGGTGACTTCACGATAGAGCTGTGGGCAAGACTGAATAATACCTCGCAGATTCATGCGATATTCGACAAGCGCGCGACATTAGGCGCACACGGGTTGAATATCTTTGTCGATGATTCCTCGGGATATAAATTCTGGTTCGTCGCATCGAATAACGGCTCCACATGGCCTGTTCGGATAATCTCGCCGACTGCTGTATCTGCGAACACTTGGTATCACTTGGCCTTCACGAGGTCTGGCAATACCTGGAGGGCCTTTGTAAATGGAACTTTAGTAGGCACAGCGACATGGTCTGAGACTCCGTCAGGCGATACAAATCCGATTTTGTTAGGCCGCGTATTCAACTCCAGCTTCTATCTCAACGGCTATATTGATGACGTTCGTGTCACGAAGGGGGTCGCTAGATATGTGACATCTTTTACACCGACAGGGCCTAACCCTACTTCAGCAGCGTTCAGACTTAACGGAAAACTTCGCTTCGAGCTGGAATCTGTTCGCAGCGGGAAGGCAAGTTACCAGAAGCACGATCACACCGTTCGTCGTCCTGGTTATGGTTTCAATTACGGTGAATCTTACGGAGGTATTTAACATGGCAGCTTCAACAGACGTGCGTTTCGGCCTGTCCTATGGATGGGCCCTTGGGGAATCGGGATGGGGTACGGGCATGGACGCCAACCTGCTCAAGATCGCCCGTGCGGGCGTACATTTGAGCGTGAAAGACCGCGACCTTACTGCGCCGCCTGGTTCGCCCGCAGTAGGTGATACTTACATCGTAGGGGCATCGGCCACAGGCGCCTGGGCCACGCATGATAAGAAAATTGCTGTGTGGGACGGCGCCGCTTGGGTATTCTATGCAGCGCGCGTAGGCTGGGTAGCCTACATCGAGGACGAAGAAAAGCTCAGCGCCTACAAGGCGGCTGGCTGGTCAGTAGGCATCGCCATCTAAACGAAGCCCCGCTCAGCGGGGCTTTTTGTTGTCGATATGGATATACACATCAACTCGATCCGTTGGAACGTACCGATAATCGACATGATACATCTGATTCCGTACTCGCGCAGGATACAGACGATAGCATTGCTTGATGAATTGCTGATAGGCAGGCTTGCCCTGCATAACCACAGCGACGTCCATCTTGCAGCGCGACACCGCTTCCATGCCCGCATTCCCTTCCTGGCCATAGGCGGACAGGATTGGCCCGGTCTCGCTGATGCGGGTCTTCGGGTCGCTGTTGAACCAGGCTGCTGTGCATTGCCTGTCGCAGGCATGCGCAGCACCAGCAAGCGCGAGCGTCGCGCTAACGATCGCCTTTGTAATGACCTTCATGGCATTGCTCCTTATAGATGCCTTCATAATCGGGCCACATGCCCGAATGCACGTTGGCGCAATAGGTCTCTGCTTCAAGGACCGCGTCTTCGTGATCCATTTTACCGACGATTCCTAGTAACAGCACAAAAAAGAGGACGCCGGCAATGATAGGGAATGGGTCGCGTGCTTTTTGCATTGTTTTCTCCGTGTTGAACTAAACTGTGGGCCGCGCTTTCGGGGGGTACAGGCCGCGATCGGCTAGTGGCCTGCATGGTTGCATTGGCCACCGCACTGCGCAGCGTAGCGCGGCCAAAACAGCTCGCGATAAACACCCGCATTCGTGTCGAAGTGGTGCGCAATACCTTCCACGTCATGAACGAGGTCTTCGTCGGTTGCGATCAGCAGTGCATCCAGCTGAAGCGGGTGTGTCATGTGCGCGTGAAGCACTTTCATGAACAGCAAGTGATCGCCCAGTGTGGTCATAGGCACGATTGCGCGGTAGCGCAGCACGATCTCTTCGACGAGGGTTTCGTCCATTTCAGGCTCCAAGAATGATGTGAAGGTTATGCAACCAGATCCAGGCGTCGAAGACGCACAGGACCGCGGATATGACCAATTTCATGTTCGTCTCCTTTGCTGTATCGTGATGCAACTGTAGGACACTTCTTGAGCAGATGCAAGCATAAAAATGGGCTTGCCGGCAAAAATCCGACAAGCCTATTTCGTCACGCTGCTTGGCTGGCACCGGAGCGACGATCAGGGCCCTGTAACCGGGCACAGCGATGACCACACGACGGGACCTCCTAATCAACCTGATACCCAATGGCCTTCAGGATCTTCTCGCACTCCTGTTCATACCACTCGAAATCGACGTCGGCAGGGAACTCGTCCGGCAAGTCCATCATGGGCTTAGCACCCTCAGAGCGGGGCACCTTGTTCCCGTTCGTTGCATAGACGATCTCACCCTGCACCCCGACGGCGTAATACCAGCGGATCGACTTGCCTAGGTACTCAGTCAGGCCGGGCTTGGACAGCTCGTCCCAGGCCGCCTTGTAGGCGCGTTCGGTGTTCATTGCAGCGCGTCCGATGGTATCGCCTTCCCTAACCCAGCTATCTTTCGAGAACGGTATGAACCCCGCCAGCTTCAGAAGCTCTTCCTGCGAACTGTGCGCGGGAGGCGGAATGCGATCCCATACCTTGACCGCGCCACCCTTCACACTGCGCACGGACACGAACTTCGTGATGTCCTTGCACCCGCGCACTGTGGTCATGATCGGTACGTTCTTCGTCAGCAGTGCCTCCACAGCTTCAACGCAGATCGTATTCGTCGGGTTCTTGTGCAAGCGCTCCGCCATGTTCTTCTTGCTGGCCCACGGGTTAGCATAGGCGCCCTTACACTTCGTGGAACCGTCCTCCTTGACTGCGATGTAGTTATTCACGTCACGCGAATAGAGTGACTTGTAGATGGTGCCCTCGGTCTGGAACCCTGTGTCCTGCTCCCATTGAGCAATGATCTGGTCCATGATGTGTTGCCCCTTACGCGGGCACTTGATCACGATGCCGTCCGTGTTCGCGCTGACCACATGGATTCCAGCAAGCTCCAGGCGCTCGATCAGCATCAGCAGGCTTAGCTGGCCGGTCACTGTCACCTGGATCAGCAGGTCAGGGGAGTAGAGGATTGAATACTTGCTGCCCAGCTTACCGAACGACCCGTTGATCGTAATCTTGAGTGAGTCGGCTGTCACCTTGTCACCCCGTTCCTTGGCTGCAATACGTCGATCAACGATGTTCTTATACACGTGAAGGAACGTCGCGCCAAGGTGATGCGGGTACAGGCCGAGATTCAAGATGATGAACGGGTAGTACGACGTCACGTCCTTGTCGATCAGGATGTAGTTTTCGTCGCTGTGGTGCGCTGCTGTGCTTTCACTGCTGTGCAGACCGCCGATGCCCATGCGATACACGCTGCCGTTGATATCAAGCTGGAGCGCCTTAATCTCTTCGGGCATGCCAATGGAACCAGTTTCATCAACAAGGAAGTTCGCATTCGCAACGACACTCAAGGCCCAGTTCATCAGCTGCGACTGGTAGCGAATGAAGTGGGGCACCCTGTAGCGGTACGCTGTGCCCACCTCGATGACGGGCTTCTCTGGCCTGCGCCCCATGCGACGGGTCATCTCCTCCGCAATAACAGATTCAGCGATCTGTGCGTCGGACTTGCTGCGAAGGTCGATGCCGGTTTCATTCGATAACGTAGTGCGCAAATCCAGGTGATCTCGCAAGCACTCGTGAAGGAACGCGGTGCTCGTCAGGTCGCTGTTGATATTGTACCAGCGCACGCAGGCGATCTGTTCCGGGCTGAGTATAGTGTCAGGGTGGAACGGCAAGTCTTG